GAAAGGCGCCACGGCAGGACCGGGCGCCCATCGGGTCGATCTCAGCTCGTCGGCTTCCGGTAGCGGGGACTGCTCCGGAGGATGGCGAGGAGCCGGTCGGCGGCTTCTTCCTCGGAGGCGGCGGGAGGGGTTTCCTCCTCCGTCGCCGAGCCCCAGGGGTTGGTCTTCTTCAAGAAGTCGACCTTGCCGTCCAGGGCCAGCTCGATCTCCGGGATCGGGGTGTCCCAGAAGACATCCGGCACCCAGCCGAGCCAGCCGGTGGCGTAACGGAACAGCTGTTCCAGGTAGGCGTCGAGGCTCAGTCCTCGCCGTTTCCCTCGTCGTCCCCGGCATCGTCGTTGGCGAGCAGGCTGTCCGGCCGCTTGCCGCCGTTCATCAGGATGACGATGAACTCGATCAGCGAGGGTGCCAGATCGCTGATGCCGGCGGCGAAGATCCTGTCGCTCAGCCCCTTGGCCGCTTCGCCGCGGATGCTGGCACCGGCGGCGATGACGAAGGAGGCGGCGGCGATGTCCTGGCTGGCGAGCCGGGGCACGGCGCCCTGCAAGCCTTCGAACTGGTTGGAGATCGCCAGGGCGGCGCGCGGGGTGGGCTTCAGGATCACCTTCTCGCCGTCGAGCGTGATGGTGACGTTGCTGGCGGTCAACTTGGACATGGTCGGGGATCCTTGTGGTCGGGTTGGGAAATCGGGATGGGAAAGCGTCAGGCGGCGGAGCCGCGGAACTTGATGACGAGGTCGGACCCGACGGTCTGAGCCTCGATCACGCGGGGAGGCGCAATGACGGGGCGGGTTGCGTCCTCCGGCAGGACGACGTGCGTGCCGTCCGCGAAGGTGATCGAAGTGACCGGCTGCATACGGTCGGTGAGCGGGTTGTGGGCCAGCCATTCGACTTTGCCGACCGCCGTTTCGGTGCGGATCAAGGCAAGCTCGACAGATGCGGTGTTGGGCTCCCCCGCCCGTAGGTCGATGCGGATGGCGGTGATGCCCTTCATGCCGATGTCGTTGCCGGCGGCATCGAGAATGCGACAGGACTGTGAGGTCACATCGTCGGTGATGATCGTGAGCATGTCGGGTGCTCCGTTGATGGAAGGGAATGCCGGGGTGTCGGGAAGAAAGGCGGACGCCGCCCCGACAGCAGCGCCCGCCCGCTCTCGCGCGAGAGAGCCGGTCAGGTGCCGCGGGCACCTTCGATGATGAAGCCGTCGATGCCGACGTTGATGACGGCCTTCACCACTTGGTTGGCGTCACCGAACTGGTTCTTGTAGGAGAAGATTTTCGCCGGATAGCAGAAGCGGGTGGGCTTCGCGCCGGGACCGGCCGGCTTGTCGTTCAGCTCGACCTTGACGTTGACGTTCTCGTAGCTGTCCAGCCCTTCGAGCACGTCACCCTGACCGGCATCGTCCGGATTGCGGGCGACGGTCAGCGAGAAGGTGCCATTGTCCAGCGCACCCTTCAGGCGGTGGACGATGGCCTCGTCGATGGTGGTGTAGGTGACTTCCTGGTACTGGGCGCCGAACTCGCCGACGTCCAGCAGGTTGCCGACCTTCACCCAGGTCAGCGCGTCATACTCGGTGATGGTGTCGCACTCGGTGCCGCTGGTGTCGACGAACACCTTCATCTTGGCGGTGGAAATGGCCTTGGCCATGGGACGCTCCTTTCAGGCATGAAAAAAGCCGCCCCATGGGGCGGCTGAACTCCGGCAGAGGGCCGAAGCGGGATCAGGCGCTCAGGCAGAGCGCGCGGAAACGGATGACGCCGTGACGGGTCAGGCCGTCCGGCTCGACGAAGAGGGTCTCGAAGGAAAAGCGCAGAGTTGCCAGTTGCTGGCCGTCGACCGGGATCTGCTGCTGGTGGAGCGCCACCTTGATGGCGGCCATCAGCTGCTTGGCCTCCTTGCGGCCGGCGTAGCGGCTCCAGACATGCAGGATGAGGTCGATCTCCTCCACCTCGTCGTCGCCGAGCATCGGCCAATCGGTGACGACGTCCTCGCCGATCACGACATACGGGAAGGCCTGCCCCTGCGGCACGTCGTCCAGCACCGGCACCGGGGCGAGCGCCGGCCGGAGGGCGGCGAGAATGGCGACCTGAAGCGGCCAGGATGCGGCGCTCATGCTCCACCCCGCTGACGGGCGGCCCGGGCCAGAGCATCGCGCACGGCGGTGCGGATCAGCTTGACGCTGGAGTCGCGGTGCCGGCGGTAGGCCGGGAAGAGGAAGGGCTGCGCCGGGGCGCCGGGATGGTGGATCACCCCGCCGTCGGGCATCGGGATGTCGTGCGCCGCCGCACCGAACTCGACGAGATGGATATGGCGGGAGCGGCGCTTGCCCCAGGAGCCGACGCGCGCCCGCAAGCCGTTGCGGCTGATCTGGAGCCGCAGCTTCCGCTTCAACTCCCCCGTGGCGTAAGGGTGCTCGGGACCGGGAGCGGCAGCCAGGGCGTCGGCGTAGATCACCGCACCGGCTTGCGCGACGGCCTGGGCCACCCCTGCCTTGATGTCGACCGGCAGCTTGCGCAATGCCGCCTGCAGCGATTTACCGCCAGTGACCTTGCTGGGCATCAGAGGGCACCCCACAGCTTGAAGCGAATGCGCCCGCCAACCCAGAGCACGAGCCCGGCTTCCGGCCACCACCATTCGAGGCGGATCACGCCGAACCGTACAGTTCGGATCGAAGCAAGTTTCATGGTGCAACCCCGGCTTCGGCGTCGATGGTCATGAAGGCTTCCCGCCGGCCAGCATCGGCGATGAAGCGGATGTTATGGGCCTTGCCCTGCCAGACGATCCGCATGCCGGCGTCGAGGCCGGCCCGTCGCCGGACCTTGAAGCGCATCAGGGTGGCGGCCTGGACCTGCTGGGCCTCGGCGCGCTCGCGGCCAGAGACCGGCCAGACCTTTGCCCAGACGGTCGCGACCGGTGCCCAGGCCTCGGCCGATCCGCCGCCCTCGTCCTCGACGCGGGTCTTCGCCTCGATCCGGATCCGTTGGTCCAGATCGCCGGCACCGGTGGCCCTCATGCGAAGGTGATCCTGCGATAGCTGCTCAACAGGCGCTTGAGCGTCGGGTTTTCGGCATAGGTGGCGTCGATCACCGACACCTCGCGGTTGGCATAGAGGTCGCCCAGCACCAGCAGGATCGCCGCCTTGACCGCCGCCGGCACCGGGACCTCAACACCGTCCGCGTCGGTCCAGGGCACCGGGCGGCCCAGGTAGCGGGAGACATCGTCCTCGGCCGCCGCCAGTTTCAGCGTGATGTCGGCGTCATCGTCGGCGCCATCGACGCGCAGATGGGCCTTGGCCTCGTCCAGGGTGACGACGGTCATGATCAACCCTCCAGCCATTCGGGATCGGGGCGGCCCAGCAGATCGGCGGTCCAGCCGGACAGCGAGCGCACCCGGCCGCCGAACTCGTCGCGGGCGGCGCGGCGCCACTCCGGCCGATACGGCACAAAGGACGGTCCGCTGCGACGGCCGGCATCGTAGACATGCGGACTGTCGTCCATCGGCATACCCGCCAGCACCACCCGGCGGGCTTTCAGGACGTCAAGCGCGATGCGCACCGCGAATAGGCCTGAGGACCCGGATTGGTCGAGCCGAGCCGGAACCACGTCAACATGGGTGTCGGGGTGGAGCCGCTGGCACCAAGTCAACCCCTCGAACGGCAGGCCGCGCGCCATTGCGCTCGTCCATGAAGTCGTTGAGCCGGTCAGGGTGGAGCGTGGCCCAATGGTCGAGCCGCCCCGGGTAGAAGGCGCCCGCCCGATTCACCGCCATCGCCGGACCGGGCCAGTCGCCCAGCGCGGCGAGGTCCGCCGGCAGCGAGGCGGCAGCGCCAAGGATGAGAACCGGGCGGGTCATGGTCAGGCCGGCGGGTTGGCGGTGGGGAACATCGCCGGGTGGCCCAGCAGCGCCACCGCCGAGACGAAGGCGTTGCCGCTGTTGCCGGCCGGCGTCACCGTCAGGCGCACATAGCGCTTGATGCCGACGTAGCCGATCTTGAACACCTTGTCGTCGTCGGCGAAGGTGAAGCTCGCCAGCGCCTCGGTGCCCAGCAGGTCGACGTCCGGCACCGCGGCTGCGTCCGACAGGTTGGCGGCGTTGCCGTGCTCCACCAGCACGGTGAAGGTGGCGTCGGCGTCCGCCAGGGCGCCGGTGAGGATCAGGAACGTCAGGCTGCCGTAGCCCAGCACATCGATGATCTGGGAGACGATGGCGGTGTTGTCGGTGACGGCAACAGCCGGGGAGATCGCCCGCTTCGGGGCGATGCTGTTCATCAGGTCGCGCATGGAATGGCCCTCCTTCGGCCAGGGATCAGGCGGAGATCTTCATCAGCTTCATGGCTTCGAAGTTCTGCACCCCGCCGCCGGTGCGCTTGGTGGTGTAGAACAGGATGTTCGGCTTGCTGGTGAAGGGGTCGCGCAGCACCCGCACGCCGATGCGGTCCAGGATCAGATAGCCGCGCTTGAAGTCGCCGAAGGCGATGGGGAAGGCGTTGGCGGCGACGTCCGGCATGTTGTCGTCGTCCGCCACCGGGTAGCCCATGAAGGACGCCGGTTCGCCCGCCAGCGCCGACGGCTGCCACAGGTAGTTGCCCTGGCCGTCCTTGAACTTGCGGATCTTGCCGACCGTGGCGTCGTTCATCAGCCAGGACGCATTCTGGCGATAGCCGCGCTTCAGCGCATAGATCAGATCAAGGAAGGCATCCGACGGGTTGGACGCTGCGAAGGCCGAGGCATGGCCGGAGACGACGAAGCCCAGCTTGCCCCAGGCGTAGGAGGCGTTCGCTACCGTGTCGTAGGACAGCAGCCCGCGCGGCTCGTCGATGCCGTTGCCGCTGATGTGGGCGGCGCCCTCCTGCTCGGCGAACTCGATCGACACCTCGTCGGCCAGCCACTGCTCGATGTTCATGCCGGCGTCGTCGAGCATGGTCTGGGTGGCGCCCGGCTGGGCATACAGCTCCTTCATGCCGAACTCCAGCCCGATCAGCCGGGGCGTGGCGGTCTCGGGCCGGCCGCTGTTCTCGCCCACCCAGCCGCTGGTGGCGCCACCGACATTCACCAGCTTCTTGTAGGTGGCGGCGCCGATCGGGCGGACGGTGGCGAGGGAGCGCATCGTCGACATGGTGCCCAGCACCCGGTCGATGGCACTCTCCATCTGCGTCGGCACGACATAGCCGCCGTCCGGGTCGGACTGGGTGGTGAGCTTCGCCTTCACCTCCAGATCGCGCAGGTTGGCCTCGGCCCCCTTGCGGAAGAACTGGTTGAAGGCCTGGGCATGCTCGGCGCGGGCCGGGTCGTTGTCGTTGCCGCCGCTGCCGTTCAGCTTCAGGGCGGCGAGTTGGGCGTTGGTCTGGTCGAGAGCCGCCTGCAACTCGGTGACGCTGGCGTTGATGCGGTCGACCTTTTCGGCCTTCACCACATCGTCGAAGCCCTTCTTCACCTCCTTGATCTGCTCGCCGTGCTCGGCCTTGAAGGCGGCGAAGGCCTGCTGGAGGTTGGCCAGGATGGTGTTGGCATCGGCCGCGTCCGCGCGCACCGATGCGATCCCGCGGAACTTGCGGGCGGTCTGCATCTTCATGGTCGTCCTTTCAGGAACGAATGGTTTCGAGAAGCCGCAGGGCTGCGGCGGGATCGAAGCCAGCGCGGAGCGTGGCGGGGGGCTCGGCAGCGCCGGGCGTGCCGAGGGCTTCACGCATCAGGCGCCGCCGCTCGGAACGTGGCATGCCGTTTTGTGCGAGAAGGGCGTCGAGACGGCGCCGGGCGGACTGCTCGGCCCGCGCGGAAGCGCCGTCGGAAGAGGGGGCGGGATCGTTGAAGGTGGCGTCGGCGAAGCCTTTGTCGACGGCTTCCGATGCCCGCATGAAGGTCTCAGCGTCCATCATCTTCGCCACCTCCTTCACCGGCTGGCCGGTGCGGGCGGCATAGATGTCGGCCATGGCCGCGTCATACTGCTCGAAGATGTCGGCGGCGGCGCGCCAGTCGTGGCGGTTGCCGACCACCGCGCCCCAGGCATTGTGGATCATCAGGAAGGAGCCGAGTCCCACCTCGATGCGGTCGCCGGCCATGGCGATGATGGAGGCCGCCGAAGCCGCCAGCCCCATCACCTTGACCGTCACCTCGGCCGGGTGTTCGCGCAGCAGGTTGTAGATCGCCAGCCCCTCGAACATGTCGCCGCCCGGGCTGTTGATGCTGACCGTCACCGGCCTATCCCCGATGGAGCGCAGCGCGCCGGAGATGCGCTTGGCCGTTACCCCCTCGCCGGTCCAGCTGTCCGCGCCGATGACGTCCATGATGCCGATGGTGCCGGGCGCCTCCACCATGGCGGCGGTGGCGGCCCAGCGCTCCAGCGCGTCGGACGGCGGGTCCCAATGCAGGCCCTCGGGGCGTTCGAACGCCTGGGCGGCCGGCAGGTTACGGAGCGACATTGCGG